GATGCGGCAGCAATCCGCATTGTCGGGGATTACTGGCTCAGGTTCGGGTATGCGATTCGGGCGTTTATTCGTCCACCACAGTCTCTTATGGTGATGACGAAGTTCACCTATTGGAAGATGACGGAAGCTTACATTTCTTCATCTATGGTCCCGGAAGGTCACAAGCAAGTGCTGAGAGGGATCATGGAGAAGGGGTTCACCGTGTGGGCTAACCCGGCAGACATTGGAGAAATTGACATTGCCGACAATGCACCGCTGGCAGGGGTGAGCTACTAATGGCTAACAAGCATGCAAGTGGGATTGACTACTTCTACAACAGTGCGCTCTTTGGAGCGCCGTCACCATTCGCCAACAACCCTAGCGCACAGCGTGAACGACTCATCCAGCGCAACCTTGAACGCAACATTTCCGAGCTAGCCGTCAACAGGTTTAAGTGGGAAGGTCTGCCTGATTCTATTGATCCCCGATTTCTAGAAGTGACGATGCTTCTGAACGGCTTGGTCATTTTCTATTGGGATAAGGAATATGACAAGCTTCTTGCGGTGAAAGCGTCTGCTACTGGATATGTCAACTTCATGGACTGGCCCGTCGCATACACCATTATCGGGCCAGGGTCGCGCATCAACGACATTGGTGGTCAGACCACTTTTATTCCGAAGCAAATTAAAGGTTTCATTCCTATGGCGGATGCTAAGCCGGAAGACACCAAAATGCAGGGCGTGCCGGTATGGCCGAATTATTTCCGACAGTCTGATCTTGATACAATTCAGATTTACTCATCCCGTCTGGCGACAACGGATATGACTCTGGAAATCAACACCCGCAACGCCCGGCAGAATAAGGTTGTCGCATCCACCACTAACACACAGCTTTCAATGGTGAACCTGGCACGGCAGATGGATGAAGGCGTGAACGTCATTCAGCCAAAAGATGCTGCAATGATGGACGCCATTACCGCAATTGATCTTGGCATCAACCCTGACATGTTCGACAAGCTCGCAGTGTTGCGCAACAAATGGTGGAATGACTGCATGGGACTACTCGGCATCAATAACGCCAATCAGGACAAGAAAGAAAGGCTCGTGGAAGCCGAAGTCGGTGCCAATGATGAACAGACGGACTCCATGCGTTATGTGGCCCTACAGGCCCGGCAGCAAGGCGCAGAGTATGTCAATCAGGTGTTCGGCACAAACATCACCGTGGATTTCAACACGGAAATTGAAGCTCAGGCAGCGGCCATGGCAGCACAGCAGGGGATAGAACAAGACAGTGATAGCGATGAGTCTAAGAGTGAGGATGACAAATAATGGCTACCTTCACGATGCAGCTGAAAGAGGTCATTGAATCGCTGTATAACGAGTCTACGGATGAGGATGAATTTATCCAGCAATATGCGCCGCTCACGTACTCTGGGGTTACCTACGGCAAGCTTCCCATTCTCCCTGAGTATGGAACGCTTGGTCTGGCGTACTACCCCATCTATGCTGAGGGTTATCGTAAAATTCTCAACGGCAAGATCATTGATGAGTATTACAATCAGGAAATCGGCACCGAGACTATCGACAATTTTGTTCTGATTCTTCGCAAGAAAATGGATCAGATCATGCCGTACTACAACGAGCTTTACAAGTCTCAGCAGCTTGAATTCGACCCGCTTCTCACTATGGACATTCATAGTGTCGGGGAAAACAAAGTGGAGGGCACGGAAACAGTAACCGCAGAGAACACTTCAGATTCACAGACAAAGGCAGGCTCTAGGGCCACAAACTTGAACTTCCCGCAGACAGCGCTAGCCGGTAATGCCGACTATGCTACGTCAGCAGTCGATTCAAGTTCTGACAGCGAAGTTGACGCTACATCTAAGCAGGACAGCGATTCATCTTCAAACACTGAGGCCAACAGTGACACTCGTGTCACAGGTTATCAGGGCATTACCTCAAACCTCATTGTTGCGTACCGGAACAGTCTTATCAACATTGACACGATGGTCATTGATGAAATCAAAGATTGTTTCATGCTTCTACACAACAACGGTGATGAGTATTTCGCTTCTGAGTCACGATATGGATGGTGGTAAAATGACAACCCCGATTCTCCCTCCCTACGTTCCGCCGTTTAAGCCGGTTCCGCAGGTTACCCCGTTCACGTATCGTGACGGGATTACCATGCTGAAGAAGCTTGACGGGCTTGGCGGTTATATTAACAAGGTTCTCGTGCCTTTCGTTAATGAGAACTATTCTGAGCTTGCAGACGCTTTCGAGTCTGAGGTCAACCGACTCATCGACATTATCGTCAATGACTCCATTGAAATTCAGGACCCAATTGTCGCGCAGCTTATCTATGATCTGGAAAGTCAGACGCGGCAGGCGCTTGACGCGGTCATCGCGGAAACGATTACCGGGGCTAGTGACACTTACCCCGTTTACCGACTGTGGACGGGCTCAAGCTACCCGGCAAGAATCCCCAACACGGTAAACATCTTTGTCGGCGACGCCGATCCGGGGTTGCTCATGGACCCGATACAAGATGTGTGGGCAAACGATGCCACCACAATCCCGGCAGTAGTCGCAGAAGTCGAAAACACCGGATCAGAACTTTACGGCGCAATCCTGGAAGTGTCACAGACAAACATTTTCAAGGGTGCAGGTGAATTTGAGGTCAACAGTAGTCGCACGGCAGGATCACGCGGTTACTACCCTTCAGCAGCGCCCACAGCATCCGGCATGGCCGTGTGGCTCATGCAGGACACACTCTCTTTCAACGTGGCTGCAACGTTCCAGGTTCCGCGCGGGTGGCGCAGTGTCAAATTCAACATTCTGTGGTCGCACGAAGTAGCTGTACCGTCAGGCGATGTGTACTGGACCCTGGCAGCACAGACAATCAGACCCGGCGACACGATTGGTTCTTCTACGTTTGGCCCGTCGTTTACTGACCCGGCGCTCGCTCAGCTTGTCGTGAACACGGTGGCCGTGCCGGGTGAATACGTGGTCGGGGTTACGCCGACAATGCTGAGGGTTGGGGTTCTCCGCGTGTCGTCTAACGCTCTGGACACGTTTACCGGGGTTATTGGTCTGATCGGGGTGGAAATGGTGAGGGCTTCATGATTAGGGCAGAGTATGCCCGAAAGCTTTCCATGCCGTATAAGTTCGGCGGTCCCGCTTTCATGACGGACGGGCGGATTCAGACGTTTCAGAAGCTCATTGCGGATGACGCGATGGACCCGCGCATGAAAGCTCTGTGGGATACAGCGCTCGCACGTGACACTAATTATGTGTTGCGTGGCCCGCTAGACCCGTTCATCATCCCAGCGTATTACGATGACCCTGACGCGGCGCGTGAAGCGGCAGACACTATGACAGATGATTTTGAGGCAGCGGCAGATTTCGCGTATCGCTGGGCCGTGAATGGTGATGTAGCAGCGTCGAAGGCCGCTGTGAAGATCATTGACGCTTACTCAAAGATTAAGGAAGTGTCGCGCACGGCTCAGACGATGCTTTCATGGTGCGATCATTACCCGATTTTACTGCAAGCGGCAAATGTGGTGAGTAGTTCAGCGGCCTACACATCGTCTATTGACACAGCGCTGAAGGTTTTCACCGCTAACACGGCGGATATGACCGTGGCCTACGATCACGAGAATAACTGGGCAGCGTGGGGTGTTTGTTTCGAGCTTAGTAGCGCTGCATTGCTTGAGCAGCGTGACCGATTCGACAAGGCAATTCAGCGTTGGCGTTGGCTGATGGATCACACCCTAGTCAACAACGTGCCAATTCTTGAGGTCTACCGTGAAGGTGGCTCACAAGGTAACGGCTCATCCGGACTGTATTATGCCAACTTCCACTTGAGCGGCATGTCTCAGGCGGCAGAGTGGGCCCGGTTCAACGGTGAATGGTTGTATGACTACACAACACCTGACGGTTCAACGCTTGAGGGTTACTGGGAGAACGTAGCCAACTGGACACGGTACCCTGAAGATTTCCCGTACAACACATCGGGTGTCCCTTCTGTCACGACATACATTCAGAATTATGTGGACATTATGCACACATTTTCCCCGAATGCTGATTCGCAGTATCTTGTGGACACGTTCACGACGACTCAGGATTATTACGGGCTGCATGGTGTGACTGTGACGTATCGGTACAGGCCGCTTTATGGTTAGAGCGACGCACATCGAAACCTACGGGAACCAACTTAAAGTTTACTATGAGGATGGTCACGTAGATTTAGCTGTGCCAACTCAAGGACATATTTGGCTTGTTAACTCCACACCCGGCAGCGGGGGTGGAGGAACCGGCGACTACTCATGGCCCTATTCGCTGGACTACATCACCAGTGAATTCGGGCCACGCGGTTCAGGCTTCCATGAAGGCATGGATTGGTCTGGCGGTCCCGCCGTACTCGGTGAACCGATCCCTGCAATCGGTGACGGCATTATCGAGTATGCGGGTGGCGCGGGCGGTACAGGCTTCGGTAACCATGTCATCATCCATCACGGCACGTTCGACGGGTATGACTGGAAGAGCGTGTACGGGCACATGCAGAACTTGCCGCCCGTCACGACCGGCAACCCAGTTCTGAAGGGGGCAACGATTGGTGCGGTGAACAACACCGGAAGCTCATACGGGTCACACCTTCATATGGAGACTCACCGCTGTGCGGTAGGTGGCAGCATTATTTGGGCGAATGGTAACCCGTCGTGGGGTGCAACACGCACGGCGGTTAACCCGCGCGATTTCATGAGTCTGTATGGTGACGGGTCGGTGATTATCCCGTGAGCGATGTGAAGATCAAGTCTTACTACAACTTTAGTAAGCTGCTCTCGTATAACGCCGTTTATAACTTTGCTGTAGGCGGTCGCGGTATTGGTAAAACCTACGGCAGTAAACGACTGGACATTAAGACAGCCATTCGCACACACCAGGAAAATCCAGGCATGTGCGATCAATTCATTTACATGCGCCGGTACAAGGAAGAGTTAGCGCTCTCTCGTGACACATACTTTGCTGACGTGCAGCATGAATTTCCTGAATGGGACTTCCGTATTCAGGGTAAAGAAGCTCAAATGTGTGAGGCAAAGTTTAGGAATGAGAAGCGTCGTGAGTGGCACACTATCGGGTATTTTGTCGCGCTATCAGTCGCGCAAAGTTACAAGTCTGTGGCGTTTCCGCGTGTCAAGAAGATTGTATTTGATGAGTTTATTCTGGAAAAGTCAGCTACGCACTACCTCCCGAATGAAGCACAAATCTTCAACAACTTCTTCAGCACGGTAGACCGGTACAAGGATAAGACAAGAGTTCTGTTTCTAGCCAACAGTGTGAGGATTGAAAATCCCTACTTTATCGAATTCAAGATTGATCCTGACACATCCGATGATGAAGGATTTGCGCGGCTTTATGGGGGGTTCGTAGTTGCACATTTCATCCATAGCGATGAGTTCAATGCTGAGGTTTACACAACCCGCTTCGGAGGTTTTATCCGGGGTACAGAATATGCTGACTACGCTGTCGGCAACCAATTCCGTGATAACCGTAAAACACTGATCGGCAGGAAGCCTAGCGGGGCTAGCTACACCCTCACGTTGGAGCTTGATTCGGGGACGTTCAGCATATGGTATGACATTCGCGGCGGGGTCTACTATGTTCAGAAGAAGCGTCCGGCAGCACAAGAGAAGTTGTTTACCCTGTCACCGGATAATATGAGTGAGGGTAAAACGCTTTTCACGAAGACGGATAAGCCTTTGCAGATGCTCCGCACAGCGTTCCGGCATGATAGGATGCGCTTCGATTATGCGGCAACCCGTAACGCATTCATGGAAGTATTCAAAACGTGAGCCAGGCGCAAAGGTCGCTCATAATCCTGATTAGCGCTTATGCACCCTTGTTCGGTATAGCTGTCACTATCATAAACATTTACTACCCTGAATTGTCGGGACCGTTAACGGGTGTTGGTGCAGCAACACTAATCATATTGGGCACACTGTTGGGAATAGCGACATTCATGAGGGGCAAGGATGCAAAATCTACCGAGAAAGATTGACCCATCACTCATCCAAGAAGGTGATGAGATTATCGTGCGCTGGCCCAAAGAGCAGGGTGTAGCCACGACGATGGAGGGCCGCGTTCACGAGCTACGGCTAGGTTCCAGCGGTTTCACACATTTCATTACACGTGAAGGCGGCAGGCTCATGACGTGGAAGGTGGGGGATAAGTCACGTCTGAATGTGACTTTGACTCACCGGGATTTAGTGACACAGATACCGTTGTTCGGCATGGATGAAATACGCGAAAGAATGCGATGAGCTACATTCTGCCGGTAGACGCGCCAGTCACCGACGACTGGCAGGCCCACAAAGACCGGGGCAGCGCTGAGCCAGGCACCGACTACGCCTGTGCGTACGGGACACCCATCAGAGCGGTGCAGGGAGGGGTCGTCAGCGTCGTAGATGACAACCCGGAGGGGGCGGAGGGTAGGCGACTGTCCATCGACCTCATAGACGGTACGCGCGTCTCGTATATCCACCTGGACCGGATCGACGCCTACGTGGGACAGCATGTAACACAGGGACAGACGGGGCTCGCCTTGACTGGGGCATCCGGACACGGCTCAAATTACGGGTACAATCCACACCTACACCTGACCTTGTGGGAGAGCCCCGGCATGCCCTACTGGGACACTATAGATTTCGAGCTTTATCTCGGGCCGGTTCTGCCTGGGCCAACAGTAAAGGATGACGACATGCCACAATTCTTTGAACCAAACACCATCGTCTGGCCCAACGGATGGGCCAACTCTTACGACAAACAAGTCTATGAAGCCATGAAAGGGTACTCACTAGACCCCACCAACCCCGGCAATCAGTGGGTGCGTGATACGTGGGTTCGTGAGTCCTGGGCTGCACTTGCCGGGGTCCAGCAGCAGCAGGTCAAAGTGGCACAAGAATCTGTGACAGCGAATGTTGCGGTAGGGCTTAGTGCGGGGGCTTTGTTTATTGCTTTGCTTGGGTTTGTTTTGCGGCGTTGAGTGTGCTACCGTGTAGCTATCGGGCAACACGGAAGGAACCGACATGAAGGTTACAGTCACCTACTTTCCCTTTGGGAAAGAGCTGAAGTGGGTCTATGAATCACTGGAAGAGGCTTTCGCAGCCATTGCGACATACCACACTTTGACAAGTGGAAACGCAACGTATGAAATCAGAGTAAGGGCATGAACCAAATCATTGGGCTCATTGTTTTCTACAGCTTCATTGCTGTCTCACTCATCTTTATTCTCGGAGCCATGAAATGCATGACGAATCAGCAGGCGGAAAAGCCGTCTACGACAGAGCACTCGCCTACTGGACAGACCCCAGAAACTTTGACGTCTACCCAAGAGTGGGAACGCCGGTACCGGGCAAGGTACGGGTTGAAGAGCCCGTACAAGATCGACTAGCACTCTGGAAAACCCTTGTGTTCTGGGGTGTGGTGCCTAGTCCTATGCAGCCGTATCAGCCACCGTCAGGAATGGGGAATTTCTGACAAGCGAATTTCAACAGTGTGGGGTCAAGAAATTGACCCCACATTTTGCGTTGAAGCTGCATGTTGGAATTTTGGCAATTATGAAAACAAAAGTTGGTTTCGATTCTGAAAATTTTGACGTATAAGGAAATTTTAAATTTGGCCGGGAAAGCCCTTTCCCAGAAGTTATCCACAGGGTGTGGATAACCCTGTGGATAACTTTATCCACAGACCGAACGTTCTAGTTGTGGATAACTCTCACAGATATTTCTCAGAATAAAATTAGGTCAAACGGTAGGCAGCGGCTCAAGTTTGTGCGTAAGATTGAGGTATGAACACACACACCGAATCCTGCAAGCGTTGCGACCGTATGGGACGCATCACTGTTACGCGGGACGACAACACGCTCACCACCGCAAGCTGCCCGAACTGCAACGGCTACGGCGTCGTAGCCTCACACGATGAGGATGCATGCACTGTCTGCAACCCTGGGAAGGTCAACTAATGCGAAACATCACAGTACGCGGCATCGTTACCAACGTTGCAAACGCCGTCAACACACGCGAGGGCAACCCCCAAATGCGCGTAAACATCACAGGCGATAACGGAGAGGAATATGAATTCCTCACCGCACCAGACTCTCAGCTCGCATACCGCATCGGCAACCCTGAATATCGGGACCGGGCGCACACATTCTATATCGACAGCAATGGCCGTATTGGCACAAGGGCAGGATTCTAATCATGCGTTACATCAGCAATCACACCA